CTTTACAAGATATGAAGGGATATTGTCTATCTCCATCACATATCTATTTTTCATCTTCGGTTCGAAGTTCGTATAGAACATCTTATCAAACTCTAATATTTCTGCCATTTTTTATTCCTTTTATTTGTATTAATAAATATCTACTTTATTGATTTTCGTATTATGCGTTAAAACTTGCTCCAGTTGGTAAGATGTTGAAATCTATTACGATAAATTCCGCTGTCTTAGCCGGTTGTAAGAAAATTTGTCCTGCTAATATGTTTCTATCAATTACATCAGGTGTGTTGTTACTTTCATCCATTACAACTTTAAAGGTATAAAGTCCTTGTCTTTGTTGTACTGATTCTAAGTAAGGGTTCACAGTGTTTAAGAATCTTTGTCTAGTTGTCGAAGTATTTTGTTCGAATACTAAGAAACGAGATGTTGATGCAACGAATTTTTTCAAGTTGATAAGTAATCTTCTAACATTGATTCTATCTAAAGCAGATGCCTTATCTTGCAATGTTTTCTGTCCAAATGCTACAATACCTTGTCCAGGGAATGCCGCAATTGGGTTTACTTTGTTCTCATATAGAGTATCTCTTTCAGAGTGTGTTAATCTATTTAATACACTAACTGCTCCGGTAATACCACCTCTATTCAAACCCGCAGGTGCAAACCATTCAGCTGCCAATCTATCGTTAGAAGCGTAAACCGCTGGTAACAATGTAGAAGGTGGAACAGTTGTAAGTTTGTTTGTGTTACTATCAATTGTTTTCATCCAAGGATAGTAAGTTGCTACATAGTTTGAATCTACTGAATTTGCTTGCTCAGTTGCTTCAGTAATTGTATCATCATAATCATTGAAATCAGCGATATAGAAACAATCTTGTCTTTCCTCAACCATATCAATTGCTTTAGAAGTAACGGATGGGTGAAGGCTTCTTACGATACCAGGAGTTACTACCATATTGATATCATATTCATCAGGATTAGATACTGCGTTGATTGCTTTAGTATATGCTATTGAACCATTTTGTGATGAGTTCGAGCAATTAAATCCTTGTGTATTTGAATTTCCCCAATCAGTATCACCAGCCTTAGCTTTTCTTACGGTTGGATTCATACCATCAAATCCATATTGGAATCCTAATACAAATTGTCTTTTAACCATATCAGTTGATGCTGAACCAGTCATTACATATGATAGTTGTGAATCAAATGCGAATGTTACGTTAGCACCAGCTTCTGCTCCATCAGGAATTGGTTTTAAATATTGGTTGTTATCTATTGCTTTATATGCATCTTCAAAATCAAATCCAGAAAAATAAACCGGAGATGATGATGTGTTATTTGCTGAACCTGTTTGGTAATTTACGGCAGGCACCCAATTTGCTTCTGTTGTAGAATTTGTTTTAATTGGATTCACATATGCTGCGTGTCCAAATGGTGCTGCGGATATTGGATAAGAACCTGGTCCTAAGATATTAGAATTAGCATCTTGTACAACTACTCTTACATTGTTTGATTTATTTGAGTAATCACCAGTTTCAGTTAATTTTCCATTAGAATCGATTGTCAACTTTCTATCACCAATTCTTCTAGCTATATAGTTAGGAGATGCAGGGTCTAAGTTTACGTTATTATATGTTTCAACTACACTCTTTCTCTTATCAGTATCACTAAATGAACGAATGGTTACAGTAAATGTTGAATAATCGGTTGAACCATCTTCACCAGCCGCTTTCACATTAGAAATACCAACTTTAAATTTAGTATTATATAATGTACCATGTCCTATTGTTTCGAATTTAAATAAGTTATATCTTTCACCACTAATTAATTGAGATACTACGATTGGAGTTTCTGCTTCACTAGCATCACCATACACTTGTGTTGGTAAGTTAACTTCATATATTTGTACACCATGTGGAGTACTATCATTTTTAAATCCTAATGATGAACTTTCAAAATACAAATATCCATAAGCTGCTTTAGCACCGAATGGAGATTCACCAAATACATCAGAAATATCATTTGTAGCTTCTTGAAAAATTGATGCTGATACACTAGCTGCTCCAGAACCAGAACTAATTAGTCCTGATATTACAAATGAACCAGATATTGATACACTGCTTGTAATATTAGTAGAAGCATTTAAAAATCCAACACCCTCATCGCCAAAATTAGTTGAATATAAAACTCCAACTATTTTTTTGCCTTGAGAACCGGATGCTAATATACCCAAAGGTGCTGCCTGTGAGTAACCACCAATTCCGGCAACTCTTACGATTGTTGCTTGTCCAGCTTCTCTTAAATAATTTTGTACTGCGTATTCGGTATAATAAGTTCCATCAGGTGTTCCGAAGATATCTTCAAATTCTGATTGTGTTCTTACGATTGTTGGAACGAATGCAGGTCCTTGTTTAAAAGGTCCTATAAATGCCGCTCCAATTTCTCCAACTCCTTGAGCTAAGAAGGATAGGTCATTTTCTCTTGTGAATACGCCAGGTGATACGATTCTTTCTGCCATTTTATTTCTTCGATTTGTATTTTAAGTTTGTATTAGTAATAACTTACAGTAATACTCATATAAATATAAACAAAATATTCAAAACACAAATTAATTATTAAGAATCGATATTACAATCTACAATTATATTTTTGTATTTTGTTTAAATAGGAGCTACTTCAGGTACAGATGGGGTTACACTACCAGATGTTGGTGACCACGGTAGGTCTGTTTCAGAAATTTCTACCTTAACCCATTTTTTACCATTTATTTCTCTTTCAATTACTTCATTTATATGTCCCCAATAGTTTGTAGATACACTTGAACCACTTACGTGATTTTTAACCCAATCAAGAACTTGTACTTCTGTTAATTCACTATATGCTGTAAAACTACCAGTGTTTATTGTGCTAATACTAAACGGCGTTGCTCCGGTAAAACTACCCTGATTGCCATCTGCATCTGTACCTATTACTTTCCAAGAAGTACCTACAACGGCATCCTCTAAATTGATACTACTTTGCTTTTTAAGTCCTGTTAATTTCCATTCGTATGTTAATCCCATAATAAATCAGTTTTGTTTATATTCTATAAATATATTGTTTTTAAAAAATAACTATTATTTTCTATCAAATAAAGTTTTTAGCATTTCTTTGATTTCAGAAATTTCATTATTTTGCTTTTCAATAATAGTTTGTTGTTCTTTAATAGCCTCTACTAAAAGTGGAACTAACTTATCGTAATCAATTGTTAGATAGTTCTCACCACTCTTAGAACCTTTTATTTCTTTAGTTTCTGAATCTATATCAGTATCAAATGGTGCTAAGTGCACAATTTCAGGTAATATACTTTGAACTTCTTGAGCTGACAAACCTAATTGTACTTTGGTATCAGTATATCCTACTGAATGTGCTAACTCATTATTTACATAGTAAAATCCATTTAATTGAGATACTTTTTCTAATGCGTTTTCAATGTTACCAACTTTTGTTTTTAATCTTTCATCCGAATAATATGCTATAATATTTCCTTGTGCAAATATCCAATCATAACAATATATGTTGTTATTGATAATATAGTTAAATCGAGATGTAGAATTAAAATCACCATAATATCCAGTATCGTGGTCATAGAAAATCGGAGAACGAATATCGTTATTCACATACATACCATATGGTTGAATAGACATTCTATCGTTACCTCTCCATCTCAAATACCATATACCATCTCCTTGAGCGTAATATATCCATCCATATGAGTTATCATGCAATCCAACATCACCACCTCTACCCATCCAACAAAATCTACTCGTAATACCATATCCTAACCATCCATTTCTACCACCACCATATGTAGCGATTGTTCCATAAGGGTTACCCTCACATTCTGGAGACCAGATACCTCTACCATAAGACTCCCAATATACACCAGTACATCCTTGAGGTCTAAACCAGTTATTTGCTAATACATAGTGAAGTTGAGATACCCCATCCATATTAAGATAATAACCAGTATTATTATAATCGTAGATGAATGTACTTCTTAATTCGTATGTATATGTTCTATTTCCAGAATAGTGGTTGATATAAGTTTCATATCCATTTTCACAATCTAAGTGTAAGTTACCATTTGTAGTTACAACAGATGCATTACCATCAATTCTACCATTAGTACCAACTCTTAAATATTTACCCCAACTCCAGTTAGGTCCATGTAATGTACCACCTCTAATTCTTAATCCCTGATTATCTACCCCGTTAGGGTCTAAGTAATATCCAGTATCATTTGCATCGTAAAATGCACCCGCATATAAACCACCACCACTACCATC